GGTGTACTGGAACCGGAAGCACATGGCTCAGGCGGTCGACTTCCTGAGCGCGCACCGATACCGCATGGGGTTCCTGCACTGCTCGACTGGCATGCCCGGGCTCAGCACGGCAGCGACGAAGAAGGACTTCCCCTCGTACCTCGGACGGGAGTGGCTGCTCCAACAGGGCTGCTCCGGCGTCGTCGAGGTCGGCATCGAGCTGGAGCATGACCTGCCGATGCCCAGCCAGTTCCTGATCATGAAGGCCGCCGAGAAGGTCTGTCTTGCCGACAGCGTCTTCTACCACGCCTGCCACGCTTGGAACAAGCCCGTGGACTTCGCCTTCTTCGGTCGCGGCAAGGGCGTCCACGACCGCGTGAAGCCGCTGCACGACCACAAGGAGGCGGTGTCTTGGGAATACCCGCGAACCCCATAGTCGTCTGCGGCTCCGGCCCAAGCCTGATGGATGTCCCGTTCGAGTGCCTCGGCCTGCCCTATGCCGCCATCTCGACGGCGATCCGCTACACCCCGGCGCCGAAGTACTGGCTGCTGGTGGACCGCGTCAACAACGGACACGATCACACGGCGCAGCACCAGCTCGGGCCGGGCGGGGCCAAGGGTCTGGTCGACACCTCGATCGAGAAGGTTCACCCGGACACGCGGACGAGGTTCTTCGACAAGAAGCACAACTGCACCCCGGTCGGCCGGAAGAAGCAGACCGACTTCCTTGGGGGCGACAAGAACAACCTGAGCCATCTCATGAACCGCTCGATGCTCTTTGGCGTCGAGTGGTTGAGCTGGCGGTACGACTGCCTGATCTTCGCCGGATGCGACATGCAGGCAGACCCGAAGCAGAAGTTCGTCTCGACGCGGCAGGCCCGGTCGAGGATCAATAGCCGCAACTACGCCATGCGGATGGAGTACGATCGCTGGCCCGCGATGCTGAAGGCCGCGATCGACAAGAACATCCTGTGGCTCAACTGGACACCGGGCAGCCCGCTCGGCAAGATCATGGAGGACTTTGATGATTGGCGCAGAAGACATCAAGGATCTAGAGGACCGGATTGGCTCACCGCCGGCCTTCAACCCGCTGGACAAGCGGGATGAGGCCCAGCAGATCAACGAGTGGAAGCACTGGAGCGCCCAGCGGCTCTTCATCGACAAGCTCTCAGCCACGCTCAAGAATCGCGACCGAGCAGCCCAAGAGGCCGAGGCCGCCGAGAAGCGGAAGTCGGAGCGTGCTACTGCTGCTGTACGGAAGCCGGGCTTGCAGATCCGCTGATCCCAGCCTGCGAGTGTGGTTCGACAGCGTTCTGTGTGACCTGCTCTGCGGCTGGGGGAAGCCGAACCACGCGGTCGTCCTGCACGACGGCATGTACTGGCTCTGCACACGCAAGGTGGGGTGCGTCCGAGTGCGAGCTGACCGCCCCCCGGCGGTGAAGCCCGACGTTGTGTACCGCATCGAGGTGACCAACCCGGACGAAGGACCGTGGCGTCGCGGCGAGAAGTTCACGCGATTCGCCTCCATCCTGATGTCGATCGGCTTGCTCCCACCGGGGATGCGGTGTATGAATTGTGTAACCGCGACTGCGGGATTGATCGGTATCCACGCGCGACTTCGCAATGCAAGCGACCTCATCCGACAGATTGAGAGGCTGACATGCCCATCGAAGCGGCGGTCATCATCGCGGGCGTCCTCGCAGCCGGCGGCGCTGTAGTCGCTGCACAGCTCGGCAAGCCCGACTTCCCTGAGCTTCCGACCGGCCCGACCGATGAAGAGATCGCAGGCGAGTTGAAGCAGAAGAAGAAGAAGGTCGTTCGGTCCCAGATCCAAGCCGCGCAACGACTGGCGGCTCTGGGACCGATTCAACTCGAGGCCCCAACGCTCGGAATCTGAATGGCAGACCCCAAGCCGGAACTCATCTACAGCCACCTGACGGGTGAGCGCGACCGCTTCCTCAGTTACGCGGAGGAGGCCGCCCGCCTGTTCGACCCGACGCTTGCGCCGCGCGGCGTCGAGATCACCGACCGACCGTGGACGAGCGAGGGCATCAGCAACCTGCGTTCGCTTACGTCGTCGATCATGAAGATCATCATGCCACCCGGCGTCCTGTGGGGTGCGATCGACTTCCCGCCAGAGATCTGGCAGGAGCTGGACCGACTGGTCGGCGTCGGCGAGCTTGAGGCCGAGCTGGTGGGCTCGCTCCGCGCGAGGCTTCGGGCTCGCAGCAACAACCTCATCGGTTCGCTCGCCCAGAAGAACACCAGGCCACGGTTCAGCGCACTCGTTCACCGCAATCTGGTCGAGGGCAATAACGCTTGGCGGAACACGCCCGAAGGCCTGACGGTCTACCCGCTCCGCTCGATCGGAGTTCGCCGCAACGAGAACGGCGAGGTCATCCTGCTGGCGATCCACGAAGAGCAGGAGCCGAGCCCGATGGCGGTGCAGGTTGCCGAGGACTTCGACAACGTGCTGGAGAGCTGGACGCTCATCAACTACGAGGACAACGAGATCTGGCGGCAGGTCGGGGAGAACACAGCAGCCGAGCGTGTCGAGGACGAGGATCCCGTCTGGTACGGCGTTCTGGTCCCGATGATCCCAGACATCGGCCACTATTCGGTCGGCTACGCATGGCAGTACCTGCGTCTGCTGGCCCAGATCGATCACGCGGAGGCCTCGCTCGCGCAGGCCATGGCGTTCGCGAGCTGGAAGCCGATCGGCATCCGCGAGGGCTCGTCGCTGGCCGACGACCCGAAGAAGCTCATGAAGACCAAGGCCGGCGACCCGGTCATCATGCAGGAAGGCGACATCATCTGGCCGGACACCGGCCGTGCGATTCAGGACTGGGGCTGGGTCGCAGCGATGCGCAACGACGACAAGCAAGAGGCGGGGAATGCCTTCGCCAAGGGCCTGAAGGATCGGCCGCTCTCGCCGGACATGTCGGCCACGGCCGCGCTCGAGATCGTGGACGAGATCAACAGCGAGACGGCCGACCTTCTCGGCACCTACGAGGAGACGGGCCAGAAGCCACTGCTCCGCTCGGAGAGCCGCCTGCAAGACCTGATCTCCCCGCTGTTCAGCGGGACCGACAACCAGCTCCTCGGCCCGCTCGTCCGCGTCATGGTCACCACGGGCATCAACGCACTGGACAAGCAGCGGTCGCTGGCGAGAATGACGCTCCAGATCCTGCCGATGGTGATGCAGCTCGACCAGTCGGTGAAGGCGCACGGCATCGAGATCCTCGACCGGATCGGTGAGGGCATGCTGGTGAAGACCGAGGGCATGTACAGCCAGAAGAGCGAGCAGGAGATGTTGATGGCCCAGATGGCCGCAGCGGCCCCACAGGGTGGCGGCAAGCGCGAGGAGACAATAATGACCGCCGGTGGGCCACAGCCGCCCCAGCCGGCTCCCCCGTCCCCACAGTTGACGTAAAGCAAGACAGGAGAAGACCATGCCCGGAGCGGGATCAGCACATGTGACCGATCGCGACAAGTTCCTTGATGGCGCGATCAACGCGGCGACAGCCAACATTCGAGGTGAAGACGATCGCGATGGTCCGCCCGAGCCCACCATCCAGCGCCCCGGCACCGAGGCGTATGGCGGCAAGAAGGCCGGCGCGGAGGCAATCGCTCACCCCAAGCCGAAGAAGAAGCGCCCGAAGAAGAAGGTCACGAAGAAGAAGAGGACGAAGGTGGTTGCCGACGCTCCGAGCGTCCCACCGGAGTACGAGGATCCGGGCAGCCCGTCCCTTGACGACATCGAGCGGGCCAAGACGATCCTCGCCCGGGCCGACCAGCTCGGCTCACCGTTCGTCGAAGGTCCGAAGGCGCCGGCGCTCTCCGAGGAGACGCAGCACACGGCGGTGGCCGAGCAGTTCCAGATCGACGACATCGACGACGAGATGGTCGAGGACGTGCCGGACGCGCCGTCGCCGCCTGAAGGTGCCAAGGAACACGTTCCGGCCCACCTCAAAGAACACGACTGCGGCCTGCCCGAATGCCTGATGCAGAAGAAGGACATCGCCAAGTACCTCAGCGCGCATGGCATCGGCCCCAAAACCCGCAAGGAGATGGACATCAATGAGCCGGAGAAGGAGCTGTACGCGAAGTACACCAAGGCCGCCAAGATGTATCGGGTCACGATGGGGCACTTCGTGGCCGCTCTCCGAATGTGGCGCAACGGTTACCCGATCAATCCGAAGGAGTCGGTCGATCTCAACGCGATGAAGGTAGGAGTCTGAGCAATGGCAGAAGAAGCACTCGACCTCGGTGGCGGTGGCGTGGCAACTGATCCAGCCGAAGGAGACGCGGGGGCCGGTGAGGGCGCCCCTGCTGGCTTCGACTGGGCCGGCAACCTGCCCAACAACCTCCCAGATGGCCTGAAGCAGTTCAAAGGCAAGACGTTCCAAGACGTGGCGAACAGCGCCGGCAGCGCACAGTCGAAGATCGGTGAGCAGGGCGTCAAGATCACCGAGCTGACCAAGGCCAACGAACAACTCCAGGTGGGGCTGAAGGAGGCCAAGGAGCAGACCGCTCCGGCTGACGACCCGGCGACGCAGGCTGCGGCAGCCGAGCAGTCCAAGCAGTTGATGCAGCGGTACAACGACGCCTCACAGACCTACATGAACACCGGCGAGATCGACGAGGAGGTTCTGGCCGCCGTGGAGGTGCAGGGCATCCGCGTGGGCCGGGACACGCTGCTGGAGTTCATGGAGTTCCAGAAGTTCCGCAACGACAACATGATCGGCAACCTGACCAAGTACGCGAACAGCGACGAGGTGACCACTGAGGTCACGGCCGACGTGGTCGCGTGGCTGAAGAGCGGCGACAGCCCGTTCAGTCTGGATGAGCGGAAGGGCTTCGACAAGATGGCCGCCAAGGAGAACCTCGCTTGGTTTGACACTGTCATGCAAGAGTACAACGAAGAATTCGGAGGCAAGAAGGACGGCGATCAGCGGGCCGTGAACCGTAAGAAGACGATGAAGAAGACTGTTCGCGGTCGACCCATCATGACTCCCACCACCACGGGCTTCACGTCCACGGCCGACTTCCAAGAGCAGCTCATCGCGATCCGCGCGGACAAGACCAAGACCACTCGCCAGCGGAATGCGGCCGAGAAGGATCTGATCTCTCGGCGTGAAGCGCAGGTCGGGTAGTTGACCGCGTCCTGATCCTCTGCTACGAATGAGACAGCACGACGAGGTGTCGTGTCGCCCCGACTGCACGTTCTGGCCCTTATGGCCCTGCCTTGTTCGGCGGGACAACCGGGTTGGACAACCAGACGGCGCGGCCATCTAGCGGCCCAAAGCAGCGTCATGTCAGAGACGTAGCGATGGAGAACCGCAGAGGTCGAAGCGGGCCAAAGCCTACTTCTTCTCTGCGGAGTATTCTCCAATGGCTGACATTACCCTCACAACCGTCGCCACCGAAGTGTTCGGTGGCTCGGTACTCGAGGCGTACCAGCACCGGGACTACATCTCCGAAGACTGGCTGATGTTCCACGGCATGACTGCCGGGGATGTCATCAACATTCCGGTCTTCGAGGAGGTAGAGGCGCTACAGCTTGCAGACGGTGGGTCGCACGACGGTAGTGCGACGATCACCGGAGTGCAGGTGCCTCTCGTTGACCCGATCAAGGCGTTCGTGGACATTCAGAAGCAGCAGGTCGATGTCCGACCAGACCTGCAACTGCTCACGAACACCGGACGCGCCTTGGGTAAGGCTGTCGGTTACAGCCGGACCATCCGCATTGCCAACCACCTCATCCACGAAGCGGACGTTGCCTCGAACTCGGTGACGGGCGACTACAGCGCCCTCGTCGGCGCGACCGCTTTGGCGGCCACGAAGCTCGGTATCGAGCTGATCGCCGCTCTGATGGATGACGACAACGTCGACTTCGAGGATCGTTACGCGCTCCTGAAGCCGACCCAGTTCTACTCCCTGCGAAGCTCGGCCGCTGTCATCAGCTCCGACTTCACACAGGGCCAGAACCGGAACGAGTCCATCGGTGGCAACATGGCACTGCTCGAATACCTCGGGTTCATGATCCGCAACTGCGGTGGAATCTTCGGTATCGACTGGACCGGCTCCTTGCACGACCAGAAGAACTTCTCAACCGTGACCGGACAGGTCATGGGGCACGACAACACCAACATCGTTGGTGTCTTCTGGCAGAAGGAATGCGCAGCGGTGCGACACCAGACTGGCCTTGAGGCCAACATCGACTGGATCCACCGTGATCAGGTCTGGATGCCCATCGCCCGATTGCACATGGGCGTGAAGGTCGTCAAGGTCGAAGGTGTTTACATCATGATCGACGACCAGTCGACGTAAGCCTTCTCTTCTTCTCCTCTTGCGCTCGTTCCCCCCACAGGGGGGGAGCGGGCTTATTGGAAGACCATGCTGCAACTCGAAGCGATCAACATCATCATCCGAGGCAGCAACAAGGCCGTCATCAACGACCTCGATGACGAGTCGCAGGCGGCGCAGGTCGCCAAGCGAACCCTGAAGCAGTCTCGGATCGACATCCTCGAACGCGGATGGGGGTTCAACACCAGGAATATCACGCTGAAGCTGAACAGCGACAGCAAGGTGCCGGTGTCCGACTCCTACCTGCGGGTGATCATCCCCGACAGTAGGCTGGCCGTTCAGATGGACGAGAACGAGGACGGCGCGCTCTTCGTCTGGAGCCACAAGACCAACGTCGACACATGGCACGACGCTGAGATCATCAACGTGAAGATCGTCATGGACTTCCCAGATGACGAGGACTACCGGAGACTGCCCCAGCTCGTCGCCCAATGGATCGCATGGAAGGCCGCCGCCGACTTCTGGACAGAAGCGCACGACGGCAGCATCAACCAGAAGCTCGAAGCCAAGTCAGTCAGGCACCAGACACGGTGGTTGAACACGCAGGGCGACTTGGGCAACGTGAGGGATGCGAGCGGGTTCACGGCGATCGCAGTGCAGGGCTTCGGCGGCACGACATCGACCTTTGACCCCCGGACGCAAAGCTCTCACTGATGGCCGACGCCAGATCACTCATCATCGACCAGTTGTACGGGGGTGAGTCGGGTCAGGCGCCGTGGTCGCGCAAGGCCGGGACGGTCAAGCAGGCCAAGAACATCCGATTCGACCTCCGCATCGGTGGCGCCGTGAAGCGCAACCCGCTGGAGTACGTCGTCACGCTCCTGCCCCACGCCAACACCGACATGCGGCAGGCGAACCTCTTCTACTGGACGCACATCCGAGGAGCCATCATCGCGATCGTGGCCGGCAACTTGGTCGACAGCGGTCAGACGATCATTCTGGGGTGGGACGAGAACGGTATTCCGCTGGACGTGATCGACAATAGCCTCGGAACCTTCGAGACGTACATGGCAACGGCCACGACCCTGCTCACCGACATCGACGTGGCGTCGAAGCGCGACACGCTGATCATCAGCAACCGCACGTTCGACATGGGCGACTGCATCAGGGATGCGTGGGACTACGACGAGTCGTTCCACTACCTGCTGGAGGGTGACCCGGATGCGTCGGGCTCCACCCACGCCGCATCCCCGGACGCAGTGCAGGGGGACGTGACGTTCTTCGGCGATCTTCTGGACTTGGTCGACAGCACCGTCATGGACGGCGACGTGTACGAGGTCATTGCCGAGGAGAACCTCGACCCGTCCGGCTTCTACATGTACTTCCCCAGCAAGCCGCATGCGGACTACGAGAAGGGCTACTTCCCAAAGCATGGCGACTGGTATCGAGTGCCGAGGGCCAACGACCCGGAGGGCCGTTACCTGAACACCTGCATGCCGCACAAGGTGGTCTACGACGAGAACAAGGGCACCCTGACCATCGACGAGATCAAGTGGCGGCAGCGTGTCAGCGGCAACGAACACACGATCAAGCGGATGCCATGGGTCGACGAGGGGATCACCTCCGGCGACACGTTCAAGATCAAGTGCATCGAGTACTACGCCGGCCGTCTGTTCCTGGTGAGTGAGGAGCATGTGACCGCCAGTCGGAACAACGACTTCTTCAACCTCTGGGTGGACTCGGCGGCGTCCATCGGTGATCAGGACCGCATCTCGGTAAACGTCACCCAGACCGAGGTGGGCGACCTACTCCGCTGCCGTCAGGTCGGAGAGGCCCTGCTGATCATCGCCGAGCAGGGGCAGATGGAGTTCTCGCCGCCCAGCTCCGAGACGCTCACGGGAACCAACGGCCGCATCGTCACGCTCACCGACTTCCCGTCCGAGGACATCGACCCAGCCGCCGGCCCGGGCCTCGTCACGATGATGGACAAGTACGGCGACGTTCACCAGTTCACATGGGGTGCCGTGGAGCCCAAGGCCCTGATCTACACGGGCCTGCTGACCGCCCACGTCCCGAAGCACTTCCACCGCGCGACGCCGGAGCGGGTCTTCGCGTTCGAGAACACGGTCTTCATCACATTGACCGATCAGAACCCGGAGGTACACGACACGTTCTTCGTGCGGGGCACCGCGATCCAGTCGGCATGGGGCGAGTTCGAGACGATCGACGACGTGGTCTACATCCATGCGTGGCAGGACAACATCCGAATCATCACGCACAAGAGCGACACCGACGAGGACTACGCGCTCACGACCTACCTCCACCGCGAGTCGGCGCCGCCGGCAGGGATGCTCTACCTGCCCCGCATTGACCGCATGGAGCTGGTCATCGGCAGCGACATCGTCTACGACAGTGAGCTGGACGAGACGACCGTGCCGCACACGGGCCGACCCGGCGACCTCGCGCGGACGCACATCGTCACGACCAACCCCGACAACACGCATGAGTTCATCAAGCCGAAGCGGCTGGACGGCAACGGCGACCCGATCTTCGACGGCAACTTCTCCGACTCGGACAGCAGCGGCATCGGCATGGTCGACCAGTACATCGGCTTCGCGTGGGACACCGAGCTGACGCTCAACGAGCTGTACCCGGAGAAGACCGCCGACGATATCCAGACGCAGCAGCTCACGATCTTCCACTTCGAGTCGACCGACTACCTGCTGACGTGGACCCCGTTCCCGAACGTGGATCCTGTCCTGAGCCTGTCCTTCCAGTCGCACCGCGTGGGGCTGGTGACGATTGGCGAGGCGTCCTTCGAGACGAAGTTCAAGACGGCCGACGTGATCCTCGATCCACGGGTGGGCGAGATCAAGATCAGCTCCGACACTCCCGGCCAGTTCGCGATCATGGCTCTGGAATACGTCTACGACAAGCAAGGAAGGGGGATTGGCTGATGGGACATGTTGTCAATCAACAAGGCGCCATCCAAGTGAGCCAGTCGGACTTCGGAACCTTCATGAACCGCAGCAGCAGCGGCCTTAGCGGCCCTCCCGCCGCCGGCGGCTTCGGCTTCCTCACGATGCTGCCGTTCTTCTTCCAGCTCCTCGGCACCGGCCTGAGCATCTTCAGTGCGATTCAGGAGCGGAAGCGGCGTGAGCGGATCGTCGCGCTGTCCGACGAGCGGATCAATCTGGAGATCAAGGCCGCCGAGTTCGAGGAGATCGAGATCGTGGAGCAGGAGGCCTTCGTGGTGCAGCTCGAACACCAGCAGGTGTTCAACAAGGACAACCCGATCGGCCTGTCGTGGACCGAGGCAGCTTTGGCCGGGCTCGGCCAGCGACTCGATCGGCGGCAGAACCACGCGCGTCGCCTGGAGGACTTCAAGAGGGCGAAGCGGTTCGAGGCGCAGGACATCCGCGAAGGCAACACCATCAGCAGCACGGCCCTGTTCACCCAGACGCTGTCCGATTCAGCGACCGCTCTCGTACAGGGCTTCACTCTCCAACAGCAGATCAGGAGCCTGATGGCGGCCGGCGATCTTCAGGGAGTGCAGGGGAAGCTCTTTGAGCAGCAGTTGTTGCAGGGCGACGCCGCGCTCGAGAACGCGGCACTCCAGCGGACGCTGTACCAGAAGCAGGTCGAGGAGATCAACAACCGGCTGGGCAGGGCAGACGACCCGAGCCTGCTGATCGGACTCCCTGAGAAGGCACGAGCGGGACTCTCGCCACCTCAAGCCACCTTCAGATCCGCTGCCAGTCCCGCCGAACTCGGCCAGTTCTTCGCCGCCGGCAAACAAAGTGGCCGAGGCAACCTCACAGGACGCATCAGTGACTTCATGCGGCAGCAGAACCGCTTGGCGAGAATAAGGCCATGACGCAGCTACCCACGGTCGTCGTACAGCCGCCCGAAGAGTTCGGGAAGATCACCAACTCCCTCTTCAGAGGCATCAGCGGAATCCTTGCCTCTGCCCAGCAAGACGTGCAGCGGGAGGGCGCCGTTACGCAGGCCCAGCATGACATCGCGCTGGCCCAGCAGCGGACCCTTGAGATTGAGGCCAAGGTCGATGTGATGCGTCAGCGGCTGGCGAACAAGGACATGGAGATCAAGTACCGCGAGACGATCGAGCTTGAGCGCATGGGGCTCATCAAGCTACTCGCTGACTCCACGCCCGAACAGGCCACAGCCATCCTCCGCAAGTACAGGTTCGCCTCCAAGGAGAACCAGAGCAAGGTGATGGCGCAGCACGGCCGGACGCTCTCCGGCATTGACATCAGGGACGCCCACCAGACGATCATCGAGTTCTTCTCGCGAGGCGACGCAGACCCGAAGCAGATCACAGCCGAAGGCCTGATGGACGCCGCGCTCGAGAAGCGCGGTGGGCTGCCGCCAGAAGCGAAGCTCGCCTACCAAGCCAACTTCATCGGGCAGGTTCGGAGCATGATCATCGGCCAGATCACCGCCAGTGCCAACAACCGGCAGGCGGCGGCGGTCAAAGCGGCCGTTCGCGACCGCGCCGGCGCCTTGGAGGAGTACCTGCTCGATGCCGGGACGTGGGACGCTGCCGTTGAGATGGACAAGACCCTGCAAGGCTTCGACAACCTCCCCCGCGCCGAGCGTGACTTCTCCAACGCCGTTGGGCAGGCATTCGTTGACGTGCTGTCGCAGTTCGAGGGTCGCTACGACGAGCTACAGGCTTTGTGGGAGGGCCTGCCGGACGACATCAGGAAGTTCCTGCCGGAGTTCAGAGACAATGTGGGTGGCATCATCCGGCAGGCCCAAGCGGCTTCTATTCGGAGGAGGGACAACGCCGAGGCGGCGCAGCTCACGACCGATCTACGCCATCTCGATCAGGAGCGCACGCTCGGTGCGTCCTTTACCGCCCGCTTCTTGCTCCAGAATGCGAATCCGAGAGTCGCAAGCAGAGAAGGTATCCGCAGTCAGGTCCGACTGATCGAAGCACACGTCAAGGACGATCGGATGCTCCTCGAAGCCGGCGTCACGGAAGAGTCGGTCAAAGGCGCTCGGAATCTCCAGAAGAACTTCCGCGCGGTGTACAACGCCGTGGAGAGCGTCCCGACCCTGCGTGAGATCGCGAGCAAGCTTGGCAGGAACGAAGCCCTGAATCGGGTGGCCGGCACCGACTGGGCATTCGTTGCCGAGGCGATCGTCTGGGCCGACGACGACGCGCATGCCATGCGGATCGCGAAGATGTTTGACAACGTGAACATTCGCCGGCAGATCGGAACGTGGTCGAAGGCCGCTTCGGTGATTGTGACAGAGGCCATGGATCAGGGTGACCTTGGAGCCGGCATCGACCTTCCGGGTATCCCCGATCCCGACCTGAAGGGGAACTACACCTCCTTCCTGAAGCTGAAGCGCGACATAGTTCTCGGCGCGGCCGAGGAGAGGTCCGACCCGAACGCCGAGGGGAGGTCGTTGGAGGACATGATCGAAGCCGTCCATGAAGCCGAGGTGAACAAGATCTTCCGTTCGCATTCGAGCATCAACAGACTGGCGATCCCCTCCAAGCTGACCGGCATCGCGCCGGGGGGCACTGTCGACGATAACCATCCGTTCATGGACATGTTGGGCTCCTTGAAGGCGACCTCTGACCTTAGAGGCGGTACGGACCCCGCACTGCTCCAGATGTTCACGCATGTGGACGGCTTCACCTACGTTCCGGCGGTCGGCAGTGATAACGGAGGCGCGTTCGGGAAGTGGGATCCAGAGAAGAAGGAACGCGGCAGGGAGGTGTGGGCGGCCGACAACCCGCTACTGTTCGCCGCGCTCCTCCACCAGCTCCAACAGGAGTACCCGGACGCGCTGCGAATGGAGAACTCGGACTTCGCGTGGAACAGAAGCATGCCATCCCGGTACATCGGGACCGTCGATGACAAGCTGTTCCCCGGCGCCCAAGCCCGTGGCTACTGGCACGGCCACCTGAAGCCGATCTTCAACCGGCTTTACATCCAAGAGACTGGTCAGCACCCACCCGACTTCGACCACCCGCCCAGCGAAGACCCCGACGCCCAAGAGATGGATCACGCTGTCTTTGCAGAAGGCAGTCGGGTCTACAACCTCATGCTCGGGCGCTGGCTGCCACGGCTTGGATACCAGGCGACGATGTTCGACCCCACCATCCCTCGCCTGATAACTCCGAAGCAGACGAAGACGGCGCAGAAGAAGGAGCCGGATGCCTGATCCTCTGACAGAACCTCTGGATCCTCTGGAACAGGCAGAGCTGGATCGGCTCGACTTCGGCAGCGGTCCCGTCAACGACCCCGGGGACTTCGTGTCGCCGGAGATCGTGGAACCGCCGAAGCTGCCCGAACCGTTTGCGGTGCTGCGCGATCCACCCAGCGGCTCCGGCTCACTGGGGATTCCCTCCGGCATCACCCAAGCCTTCCGCGCGCTGAGGGGTGGCTTCGTTGAGCCTCCCCCGATGATCACGATCGACCGCGCGGCCGCGATCACGCATTCCCGCCACCCGGACTTGGTCGTGGACAAAATCAAGACCCTGCAAACGAACCGGGGCTGGACCGACGAGTTCGTCAACGGCTTCATAAGCCTGAGCGACGACGAGCAACGTGTGGCGATGGGCAACCTGATCACCAGCGACCCCCGCATCGAGTCGCTCAGTCAGTGGTGGGAGCGGGTCACCGGCGACCGGGGTGCGCTACAGGTGGCGGTCGAGGACTTCATCCCTTACGTCAGCGACCTCTTCAACAAGAGTCAGGTCGAAGCGCTCCTGCTCGCGGGCGAGCGGTACGAGCATGGCACCGACGATCAGCTCGACCGGCTCCTGCTCACGGCCTTCATCATTGACGGCCACCAGCAGAACGCGAACTTCGGAGTGCAGGGCGCGAAGATCCTCTACAGCTCAGTGCCCCTGATGCTGGACTTCTTGGTGACAAAGAAGCCGTTCGCCCTCGGTCGGGCGGCTGGCCGGAAGTCGATGGAACGAGTCCTCAAGGGGCTCACGGGCAAGATGCGGATTCCGTTGACGAACATCAGCTTGAAGTCGGGCTTCGTGACGCTCGGCGGGGTTGCCGCCGGTGCTGCCATTCAGTTGCCGGCGGCCGACATCATCGGCATCAAGGTGAATGCGCTCCACCGGATGCTGCCGGGCTTCACAGTCGACCAAGCGGGCGCGTTGCTTCTCGACTTCGACTCTGCCGACGACGAGTTCGAGGCGCTGTGGGGCGCGGCGATCGACGGCTACATCGAGTACTTCTCTGAGCGGACGGGTCCGCTGCTCGGCGTCGGCGCAGGCATGATGACTCGCGCGGCGGCGAAGTTCGGACTGAAGTCTGCGATGGTGAACTCGTTTGTCCGCAAGCTCGGCAGGGCGGGCGGCGGCGCCGGGCCGCAGCGGTTCCGCGACGCCATGGCTGACGCGGGCTTCAACGGCATTGCCGGCGAGATCTTCGAGGAGCGGTTCGGTGACATCCTCCGGCTCGCCACCGGCGAGGTCACATGGGCCGAGCTGATCGAGCGGAGCAGCGACTGGCGCAACTGGGCGGCCGAGGCACTGGCCTTCTCGATCCCGGTGGTCGGTGGCATGGGGATTACCGCAGGAGCGAGCGTCGGGGCGCAAGCGATCGCGGGCGGTGCTGCCCTCATCCACGAAGCGGGCCTCGCGAAGGCGAACAAGCCGGGCGGCAGGTTCGACGTGGCTCGTCAAGACCTCCAGTCGATCGTCACTGCCGGCGGCCGGCGCGGTGACGTGCTGGTGGACGCGACGCAGCTACAGGAGCGGGCTCAGGCGATTGCCGAGAGTGGCCGCGACCCGGCCGATGTCATCGAGCGGGAGTTCCTGCTCGAGCGAGGCGGCCCGAACACCCTCGAAGAGCAGCAGTTCCTCGACCTGACCGACCCCATGAAGCCTGCATCGGGCGAGTTGTCACACGACGAGGTGGCGGCGCGGCCCAGAGAGGAGCGGGAGGAGGAGGCCCAGAAGCTCCAAGACATCATCCAGACGCAGTCGTTCAACGGCAAGCCTCTGGCACTCAACGACCCGAAGATCGCGCAGGCCCGCCGGATGCTGTCCTCCCTGATGCGGATCGCACGGCAGGAGGGTGAGATCACATTCGCTCTGCCGCAGGAGCCGGTGGTCCCGCAACCCGACAACGCTCTCCAGGTGGTGGGGGATGAGGCACCGCAGGGCGAGGAGGCACTGCGCCGTGATGCCGCACAGCAGGGCGAGGCCGAGATTGTTGAGGTCGGCGGTGGTACACTGGAGAGCGATGCCGACAGAGACGCCAGAGAAGCCAGAGACGCCAGATCCGACATCGGAGCAGGACGCCCGAGCGATCAGGAACCATCTGGCCGGACTACCCGGCTCGTTCGTCTCACCCGCGAAGACCGGAGTGCAGAAGGACTCTTCGTCCGATTCTCTGCAACCGGACCCGCAGCAGGACGAGAACGCGCCCGAATAATCAAAGACGGCGTTGTTGACCTCGCCCAAGCGGGGATCAATCTGTACCGCTCTGGTCGGCGCGGTGAGTTCGTCGTGCTGTCTCAGACGAACTTCTTGAGTGTCATCGAGGGCAACTTCAACCTGCTGTCGAAGCGCCACCCCGATTGGGCGGCGGTTCGCGCCGAGATGCGGGAGCGGACTGGCGGGGAGTTTGACTACGGGGTGTTCATCGCGGTTGCCAAGGAGCATGGCTTCGAGGGGTACATCGAGACTGAAGAGGGCCAGCCTACTGAGGGGTTCGTCACACTGTGGCGTGACATCGCGCCTGAAGAGATCATCTCGACCGAGAAGCTGACGCCGGAACGGAAGCGGGAGTTGCTCGCCGGCGCCCCCCTGATCGAGAGCGATGAGGAACGAGAAGCCGACGCCCAAGCCCGACTCGATGAAGACCACCAGATCACCGGCAACATCACCGAGTTCTTCGCCACCTTCTTCTCATTCAACCAGCTCTTCGCGCTCAGTGCCATCACAGAGAACCCGGAGTACAAGAACGCCGACTCGCAGGAGGGCCGCATCCTTCGAGCCCGTGCGTTCCTGATCACACGCGGACACGACAGCAGGATGGAGGTGGTGGAGCCGGAGGCTGGTTCGGCCAATGCGCTGCTGGCGGAGGGCATGGCGAAGCTCGGCGTCACGCTGGAGTTCGTCACGGGTGCCAAGGGCATGCTCGGCATGCACGACCCGGTGTCGCAATCGATCCTGATCAGCATCGATGAGAGCAGCGAAGCGGCCATCCGGCAGACGTTCACCCATGAGTGGGTCCACTTCCTGAAGTCCACGCGACGGCAGGCGTGGATCAGGTTCCACCAGCGGATCGTGGCGGTCGACTCCAACGGACTCCAGCTCGCCGGGCTCGACTACTACAAGCGACTGCATCCGGGGAAGGTGGACTGGGCGAAGTTCATGCTCTGGTTCGCGACGCCGCTCGGACAGAACGAGGCGGTGTCGGTGTACGTCGACCAGCGGATGGAGACGACCGGCTTCTACGACCAGATCCTGAACCGCGACATGCGCACGTTCGAGCTGTACCGCGAGAAGATCTTCGATCTGATCGATGCGGTCGGCAAGGATCACCCCGACGTGGAGGTGATGATCGCGATCAAGGAGCTGGCCGACAGCTTCTTCGAGCAGACTCAGGCCGAGAACGAGATGATGGCGATTCTGGACGAGATCCCGAACTTCGACCTGCGCGGGCCGGAGCCACACTCGGAGATCCTCGCCGCCGGCATGCGGTCCATCCGGTCGATGACCCGCAAGCAGTTCGAGGAGTCCGGCCTCATCGCCAAGCCGTGGGTGGATGTCGATCTGATCCAGACCGGGCCGACCAACGCGGAGATCACCAAGCAGTTCAAGACGACCAAGGATGGCACCGAGGGCATGCTGGTGTTGAGCGACGGGCGGATCATTGACCGGGCCAACACGAAGCGGTCGCCCAAGTCCACGCGCCCGGGCCAGCAATTCACGATGCACAGCACGCTGGTGGGCAGGTTCGGCTTCGACACTCTCAGCTTCAAAGAGACGGGGGTCATCGACTTCCTGCGGGCCACCGGAGCAGTGCGGATCCAGCCCTCCTTTGTGACCCACGCGGGAGGTCGGACGATCGGCGTCCAGTTCGCCGCCGTACCGAGCGACGCTGCGCGACGGGCACTGGTGAACCTCGCGAAGGAGTTCACGACGGTGTTGTGGGAGGTGGTCCCACCCATGAGCAAGGTCACGCATGGGCATGGCGTCGGCCAACGTGGCATGGCAGATGGCCTGCGCGCCGCTGCCAAGATGATCGATACACCGGAGGGTGCGATCACCCACCGGGATGCGAAGAACGACGAGGCCCTCGCGATCTACTGGGCCACCGAGATGCGGAAGGCGATCGAGGGTGGGCGAACTGCCTCGAAGAAGGTGATCCGCGTCAGCGAGAAGCTGACCAAGGCCGACGACATCATCGCGTCACGCGCCCTGATCAAGAAGCAGTTCGAGGGCGAGGACAACATCGTCTCTCCCCTGGTGATCCTGATGACCGGGCGGGAAGAGTTGGACATGACCGCGACGGGACACCGTGGTCTGTTCAAGGGCGCCGACATCGCTCGAGCGCTGGACAAGCGGGCTCGCAAGCTCGGCCACGTCATCAAGTACAACGCCAAGGGCAAGCGGTCGTACACGGGCAAACAGCGAGAGCGGATCGTCCAGAGCCTGATGGAAGAGATCCGACTGGGCTTCGCCTCCGGCATTTACAACGGCTCCGGGTGGTACGACAAGTCGATCAAGGAGATGATCCACTGGGCGGCAGCGGACTTCCCTGAGCTGGAGGTCAGCCAGTCACACGCCGCCATCTTCAAGCTGCTGATCGCGATCACCTCCAACGGCAACGTCGTCCGCAGGAACTACCAAGCCGCCAAGAGGATCTACGGGAAGTGGAGCGAGACGGCAGACAAGATCACGATCACGCACAAGGGCAAGCAGGTCGAGGCCCCGGAGTGGGGCACCGGCTCCTTCCCGACCGTCAACCACGAACCGTCTGACGTGGACAAGGATCTCATCCCGCTCACCCGGCGCACGAAGGTGATGCGAGGCTCCCTGCCGTTGCAGGATCACGAACTGAACGGCTTCCTGTGGTCAAGACGGGGCTGGCCGATGCGAGCCGAGATGCACAGGCTCAACGAATGGATGGAGCTGGACAAGTTCAAGGACGGCAGCGGTACGCCGGCGCCGTTCATCGCATGGCTGCTTGAGAAGCAGTCGGTCGGTGAGCTGCGGCAGGATCCGCTCATCGGCAAGAAGCATGCGGTGTCCGATGAGGCCATCACACTGGTCAACAGACGGGCGATCTACCTCGGCCCCAAGCTCGGTGCGTTCTTCCAGAACATGATGGGCATCCACGACCTGCTCACCATGGACGTGTGGTTCGCCCGGATGTGGAACCGGCTGACCGGGACGCTGATGCTGACGCCGGCACAGAAGAAGAAGGCCCTGCCCAAGGCGCACGGCCGGATCAGGGAGCTGGGCGAGGATCTGTTCAACGAGGAGCCCACGCAGTTCGCGTGGAAGGACGTGGTTGCCAGCGAGAATACCGCCATCCAGTGGGCGATCAGGGCAGACCAGCAGATCCAGTCACGCAATGGTCAGGACGTGGACCCGGATCTGAAGAAGGCCGTCGAGTCCATGAAGAATGCTAACGAGGGCGTGATCGCCAGCCCCGGCACAGGTGCCGAGCGGGCGGCGATCCGCGATGTGTTCAAGGAGGTGCGGGAGAGGCTCAAGGACTACGGCCGCGAACACAACGTGCCGCAGCTCCGCAACCTCCAGATGTCGGACATTCAGGCGATCCTCTGGTACAATGAGCAGTCGTTCTGGAACGCATTCGGAGTCTCCAAGGCTCAGACAGCGAGTGAGGATTATGGCACAGCCGCGAAGCGAGACGTTCAGGAATCCGACGCCGCCAGAGGACGCACTGATGCTGAGACAGCAATCTTTGTCGGCGGGGGACGAATCGATGGACGAGGAAGACGAGCGCTCGAGGGTGGACGAGGTGATCAAGCCAGCGAGCTGGATGAAGCCGTTGAAGATGGAATCGTCGGAGCCCTCCGACGACGCGACGGCGGCATCGACATCGAACTCACCGCCGCCCGCCAGCGGCTGATCGACGCCGGGTACTCATCCCAAGATGCCGGCGAGCTGGTGACGCAAGCCGTCATCAACGTCAGCGAGACAAACACCAGGAAGATCAGTGTCTCCATCGAGGCGCTCGAGGCGCTGCCGGTCAAGAGCCTGTCCGCTGGGATGGCCCTGCTCTCTGGTCGCCAGCCGGTGACCGGGAAGCAGCAGGCCCTGTTCGTTGATCCGCCTGTAGCGCGAACGCAGCGCAAACGTAGCGCACCCGGTGCCAAGATGAGCCCTGAGGAGGCCAAGCACCTCCGTAGGACGCTCCGCTCCGAGGAGAAGGGTCGGAAGGCGGGCAAGATCCAAGGCGTTCAGGCGGCCACACAGCGGGTCGTGGGCATCGTCGAGAGCATCTTCGGCAAGGAGTCGGGCAAGGCGTCGGCCAACGAGGTCGCTGCCATGAACCGCGCGCTCAAGGCTCGGACCCCTGAGCAAGCCACGCTGGCCGCCGTCGCCCTGATCCGCTCGCAGGCCCAGATCGAGAGGGCTCGGCTCATGGCGTCCGAGAAGGCTCGCCGGGATGCGGTGCGCGCCGCCGGTCGGCAGGAGACGCTGGCCGCCACGCAGAAGGAGAGGAACAAGGCCGAGGATCTCCAGTTCATCAAGGACACGATGCTGCGGGTGATCCAGACCAGCGGCCTGCCCAAGAACATGGTCGGCACGTTCAACCGTGATCTGGTCGAGGCGTCCACTCGTCAGGCGATCGGCCGGGCCCTGAAGAAGATCGACCGGCTGGGGGCTCAGGTCCGGTTCAACGACGCCGTCGAGAAGTATCACAAGGCGGTGCGAGCGGCAGACAAGGCCGCCCACACGGTGTTCAAGGAAGAGGACCGTGCGCAGGTCCGGCAGTGGCGGCAGACTGCGGAGCCGGCGCTGTTCCTGCCCAAGGCCAGTGGCGAGTTCGGCCGGCGCAAGCGGGCGTTCGACGACCCGGAGGGCTACGACAACGCGGCGTCGGTCGCCAGCCTGACGGCCGAGTTCATCCAAGAGCGTGTCACCGACCGCCGCGCCGAGAAGCGCGCGGCGAGCAAGGACAAGAAGGACACCAAGGACTCAGACGTGGGTCTGATCATGTCCCACCTCGGCTGGGATCCGAAGACCCAGACGTTCAAGAAGGAGGTCAGGCAGAAGCGGAAGGAGACGCAGTTCGCGGATCGTGAGAGGTCATGGTCGAGGCGGGTCGCAGCGGGGGAGCTGTACAAGGACGTTGAGTCAGCGACCCGCAGGGCCGAGCGCAGGGGCAAGGGCGACGGTGTCCTGACCCGCCTGATCTCCAGGCGGATGAAGGAACAGGAGGAGGAGTACAACTCCGACCTGCGTGACGAGACGGCACTGCTTGAGAAGTTCGTGCAGGAGGCTGGGTTCCGCAACCTGAGCTTTGCCTTCCAGCAGTTGATGGGGACGTTCGGCAAGACCTCGACCACGTTCGTGGATGTCACCCTTCAGGGCAGGACGTTCCAGATCCCGCTGGACGAGGCGTTGCAGTTCCTCGCGCTGGACACCGACACGCTGGCGAAGATCGCCAAGGGCCGTGCGATCAAGCTGCGGAACATGGGCCAGCGTCTGAAGCTGGTGATCACCATGGAGGAGGTCGAGGCGATCAAAGCCGACCTCGAGCCGAAGTACGGCGACCTCGTCAGGGCGATCAAGGCCCGGCTGGAGACGAGCATTCGACCCCGGCTCTTCGAGGTGCTGATGCGACTCAAGGGCGCCGAGCCCACGACGATCCCCGGCTACTTCCCGACCGCCGTTGACCGAGCTGCGACCGACAGCGCCGGCCTCGCCAAGGCGTACCGCGAGGGCGGGTTCAGCGCGATCCGGCAGGCGTTCTTGGAGAACATGGGCTTCACCAAGGAGCGTGAGGAGGACGCCAGCGCGCCGTTCGTGTTGAACGGGCTGCTCGCCAGTTACATCTCTCACATCGATCAGGCCCTGAAGATCATCCACATGGCCGAGGCCACCCGTGACGCCTCGATGGTGCTGCTCGACCAGAACGTGGCCGACGCCATCAACCGCACCAGCGGCAAGAAGCTGTACACGACACTCCAGACGATGCTCATCGAGAGCAGCCTCGTCCAGCGTGACACGATCCCCGGCGGCACGAACATGATGCAGGTGTGGAACTCTGGCGTGGCGACCAGCTACATCCTTCTCAACCCCGGCACCTATATCCGGCAGATGGGTGGCGTCTCGAAGCTCTGGAACGAGATGCCGACCAAGACGTTCGCCATGGGCATCGCCCGCATCCGGCCCGGCTCACTCAAGGAGATGAAGAACAACAGCGGCTTCTTCTACTCGAGGTACAGCGGCGACACCATGAGCCGCTACTCCCCGGTCGCCGGCAGCGGCCTTGATGGGCTCGACAACATCGCGATGACGCAGGGGCTGAAGGCGTTCCTCAACGCCGGCGTCCATGGTGACTTCAAGGGCCTCGGCAAGTCGTGGAACCGCATCCTCCGGTCCATCAAGTTCCTCGACTGGTTCGACGCCATCCCGGCCCGCATCGCATGGGAGGGCTACAAGTGGGAGGGCGAGCAGAAGGGGCTCAAGGACAAGGAGCTGATGAAGTACACCTCCCTCCGCGCAGGCTTCGCCGTGCGGAACAGCCAGAACACCAGCTCGCCGCTCGACGCCGGCGCGGTTGTGATGAACACACGGGAGTCGTTCTGGAGGTACTTCTTCCTGTTCACGACCGACCCGATGAAGTCCTACAACCAGATCTATCAGGCGTACCACACCTCACCAGCGAAGGCAGCCAAGGCGTCGATGGGCGTGTTGGGCAACATCATCTGGTCGGCCTACGCCACCAACTTCATCCTCGAAGTAGGCTCCGAGCTGCTCGGTACGTTGATCGCGCAAGCATTCGGAGACGATCCGAACGAGCGGCTGCGGAAGGAGCGTCTCCTGAAGGCGTTCTACAGGGCGAACTGGCGGGCGATCGAAGACACGTTCGGCATGTTCCCTGCGGTCGGTGATGCGGCCGTGGGCTTGGTCAGGGCCACGCGAGGAGGGTTCCAGCGAGGCAGCATCATGGAGCCGATCGTCTTCGAGGCGATCAACGACATGGCTCGCGACACGATGGCCGAGATCGCGAAGATGTTCGAGGCGTTGAGCGAAGATGAGTACGAAGAGTTCGCGCTGCACATGGGACTGACGATGTACGAGCTGTCCACTGGCGCACTCAAGCTGGTTGGTGACCCCACGCTCATGCCGTACTATCGAGCGAGAAGAGTCTTGGAGCCGGCGCAGGACATCCTGCCTGATCCAGTGAGAGAGTTCATGTTCGGAGAACCCACGACTGCACCCGTAGGGGACATCTAATGGCGATCACACAGAATCTACTCAACGGTGACGGGACAGCGGGACCGTTCCAGTTCACCTTCGAGCTGGCCGGCAGCTTCTCGGCGGTGCAGGTGGACGTGGTGAACCCCGTCGATGGTGTGTTCACCCGGCAGCTCGAAGGCACCGACTACTCGATCGTCCGCTCGACCAAGCTGGTGACGTTCCTCGCCGGCTCGTTCCCGGCCGTCGACATCGGCAACATCCTGATCAAGCGGTTCACCACCCGCACACGCCAGATCGACTACGTCTCAGGCACCACGCTCTCCGAGCGGAACCTCGACAACGACACCAACCGTCTGACCATGATTGACCAGGAGATCGAGAACTCCGTCATCGATGCACTGACTCGCAACGATGCGAGGACGGCGTGGGATGGCGAGGGCCTGCCAAGCGAGAACTGCTTGCCGGCAGTCTCAGTCACGGGCTGGGTGACGCTCGGTCAGCTCAACGCCCTGTTGGCCGACGTGCAGATCGCCCAGCTCACCGACCCCACGGTCCTGACGTTCACGGCCAACGGTACGTCCACCGAGTTCCTGATGTCCGGTGCGATCGGCCTCAAGACCGCCATGCCGACCGTCTGGATCAACGCTGTGATCCAGCGTTCAGACAGCGGCGACTACGAGATCCTGAACGAAGAGGACTCCGATTACCCGTCCTTCGGTGACGGCAACGATGTGCTGTCGTTCACGCTCCCGCCGCCCAACAACGCGATCATCCACGTCCGCATCTTCACCGGCACGGTACTGGGCGTCCTGCCCGATGCGTTCATCAACGACCCCGACCAGCTTGCCGACAACGTCATCAACGAGGGGCATATCCAAGTCTCCACCGGCGACGCCGGCCGGATCATGGTGTTCGACGCCTTGGGCGAACCCACTCTGCCGGTGGCTGGGCTCCAGCACCTGATCAACTCGTCGCAGACTCTGCCGGCCGACGCGCTGACGGCGCTGGTCAACGTCACCACGGGCCTCTCACTCGACCTGTTCGCCCGGCTGGTGGGCGGCGACGTTCCCATGAACCTCCAGAAGATCACCCTCCTCGGTGAGCCTTCCATCGGCACTGACGCAGCGACCAAGGCCTACGTCGACGGTGTGACGTTCCAAGTGTCGAGGGGTGTGGTTCTCGAAGACGACTTCCCGACCGCACTGGGCGAGGAGGTCGTGATCACGCCCGGCTTCGCGCCGGACTTCTTCGTGGTGATGGCACACCAGACTGACCATGCACCGCGCCCCAACTGGGGCGTGAACCTGTGGCTGCGTGGCGGCCTCACTGATGCGAAGCAGACGTGGGCCGGTCGGTTCAACGATGCTGGTGAGCTGCGAGACATTCACGCCAACTTCAGCTTCGAGATTCGCACAGCCGGTGCCACGATGGTCGTGAAGAACACCTTCGACAGTGCTGCGGCGAACGACGACGGTAACCCCACGATGACCGACCTCATCTGGTTCGCAATCAAGATCTGATCGGAAGGTAACTCATGACACACGGTCGCGAAGACATGGTCAACATGGGGATGAGTGCTGATGCTCGGACGTTCAGCATCCAAACTCAGATCGAACAGCCGGTTGATGGGCTGGTCGTCAGTGTCGACGACAAGGCCGACTTCCCGTACACGGTCGAGAGGATCCACTACCGCATCGACGCGGGTTCCTGTGACATGATCCCGGCGATCGACGGCGTCCCGATCGACACGACAGAGTCCGACAGCTCCGGTCTGATCACGGTCGACAGCCCCACGGGGTCCGACGCCTTCACCGACACGTCGCTCGACCTCGTCCCCGAAGGCGGTGCCCTGCTCATGACACTCAGCAACACCGACTCGGCTGCGGCCAACCTGCGGGTGAAGTTCACCTGCCGCCGCGACCTGACCAACGTCGACAGATCGGATGACGTATGACCCACCAGCGAGTCATCTTCATCCCTGCGCCGCCGCCTCCACCTCCACCGCCAACGGTGTGTACCCGCATCAAGACGAACCAGCATGCTCAGGTCGGGCTCGCGCAGGAGCCGCTGACGCCGGATGAGCCCGGCATCGGCACATGGCTGGGCGCCGTGTCCGGCGCGACCGGCATCCATCAGGCTTACTTCTACGAGGATCTGGGTGACGACATCGAGCAGCAGTACATCATCATGGCGACCGTCGAGAACGGCCCGTTTGAAGCCAACGAGGATCTCACGGGGACACTTCTCTGATGGCTGATGTCGTTGTAGCAACCGCGTTTGATCAGAAGGAGGTTGGCACTCACCGCATGGTGACGATCAGTGCCACGCGGGCGATATTCATCTACAAGTCGGGCGGTGGTGCCGGTGACATTGTCAAGTCCGAGACGCTCAACGGCGGTGCGAGCTGGGCTGCCGGCAGCGTCATCGATGGCACTGGCGACTTCCATGAGAACATAGCCGTGTGGTACTCCAGGTGGACGAGGCTGAACACCGACGAGAAGATCCACATCGTCACTACGAACCAAGGCTCCGGCGACGGCATGTGGTATCACCGTCTGGATGTCTCCGGCGCTACCTCGGTGGACGTGTCGCATGTGGAGGTTGAGTTCCCGCCGGTGCAGACGCACAACGCGATGGTCGACAACCTCCACATCTGCCAGCTTCCCAGCGGCCAGCTCTGGATCATGCACTTCGCGCGTGGTGGGGCGGGTAAGTTCTTCCGCCTCTGGTCTTCGGACGACGACGGCGTGACATGGGATCTGATCGTGAACGAGTCAGGTACGAGCTGGACGATCGGATCGCACGATCCCGACGCGATCCTTCAGATCCGCATGGTCGCCGGACCCGGCGCGTTCGAGGACTTGGTCCCGTGGTTCATCTTCTACACGCCGGGCACCGAGAACGCGGTGTGGGCGGCGATCTACTTCAACAACCAATGGTTCGCATGGACGATCGCGAGCGCCGCTGCCGGTGACGGGGATATCGACAGCACCAGCAACCGCCCCATCATCAGCGCGGTGCATCGGCACACTGACGGCCTGCTCTACATCACGTTCTTCCAAGACAACACCCCCGCACAGAACGCGCTGCAATGCTGGACGGTCAACGAGATCCTTCAGGCGGGCATTCGCAAGACTGACGTGCTGGCGAACCCGATCACCGACACCGCGCTCGGCTGCGTGATGTGCATCGACCAGAGCCTCGGCAGCATTCTGGTCGCCTACCTGCGTGGCCCCAGCGTCGACAGCATGAAGGCGTACTACAAGATCTCCCGCAACGGTGGGCAGACGTGGTCGGCCGAGACGGCGATGACCGAGGGCGGCAACCTTGATGTCGATATCGTGGACGGTCCTCCGAGTACGCCCGGCATCGACAAGGGCAGGTTCCAAGTGGTGACGTGGAACGACGATAATCAGGAGTACCTCAGCTCGAACTTGAACAACCTGCCCATCGGTGGGTACACGGTTCACCAAGACGGGCCGGGCGGCGAGGTGGTGGACTGTCAGACGGGGGTGCAGGAGTCGGCAGGCGGGGCGGCTGATCCACTCGCGCCGCTGCGGCGAGGCTACGGTGACTACCAAGGCACGAAGAAGTCGATCTGGCTCGACCTCGGTTCGTCGAAGCGTGGCTCATTCGTCGCCGGTGAGCTGTTGATCGGAGTGAAGTCCGGTGCGACCGCGACCTTCATCTCTTGGAACGAAGACCTCAACCGCATCCTGCTCGGCAACATCAAGCGGGGCCACAAGATCCACAGCAACACGCCCTTCCTGCCCGGCGAGACGATCCAGTCGCTCGACGGCTCCAAGGATGTCACCATGGCTACAAGGCCGGCGGCGGGAGGCGAGACTTCCACCGACTTCCAAGACACCACATGAGCAACCGCTTCTCCTCGGTCGAGGAGGCCCGCACCTACGTCTCCCAGAACTTCCGGCGCATGGTGGCACACGGCGCGGCACTGCGTGGCTACCCGGACGTGCCGGACCACCACTGGTACATGGCCGACTTCCTCGAAGGGACGAGGCCGCAGTGGATCAAGCGGGCGAAGATCATCCTCGGCGGCAGGTTCCTCGCAAAGACGTGGCTGGGCGCCCGGCAGTATGTGAAGTGGCGTCTCATCCGCTGCCCGTGGATGCAGATCATCGTCCACTCTTCGAACGACAAGATGGCCGGGCGGTTCGTCGGCGCGATGAAGCAGGAGATGCGTGAGGATGTCCTGACGAGGGACTGGATCCCTGCCACCCACACGTCCGACTACGAGTTCACGCTCAACGGCATCGTCCATGAGCAGGGCAGCTCGATCGTGGCGGCCGGCATCAAGACCTCGATGACAGGCGCTCGAGCTGACGTGTACATCTTCGACGACCCGGAGCCGGACACCGAGCCGGAGGCGTTCCACGACCGCATCCTCGAAGCGTTCGGTGAGGCTGGCGACATCCTGCACAGCCCGCAGCGTCACCTGCACCACATGGTGGGGCCGGACGGCGAGCCCCTGACCGTGCTGCCGACCGCCGAGAAGACCCAGCTCATCGTGCTTGGCCAGCCGCACTGCGTCACGTCCGCGTACATCCCCCGTCCTGAGGACTTTGAGGAGGACGCCGAAGGACACCCCCTGATCGACGCTGCCTGCATACGGATCCCTACGACCATCAGGGGCAAGCCTCTGGACTCTCTGGAGGCGTGGCGGTGGCGGGGCATGGCCGAGCAGAAGCACCGGAACTTCGAGGAGGGCCGGGCGGCCTACCCGTCCGAGGTCAAGAGGACGATGCCCACCAGCCGGTGGGAGTTGCAGCACCAGATCAACACCGACTTCATGATCACCTCCGGCCCGGTCCTGCGGATCAGGGAGATCGAGAACCTCGTTGTCCGGCCGACACGCTGCATCCTGGTGATCGACCCCGCCGACTCCGAGGAGGGGTGCGAGTGGGGCATCACCGTCGTCGGCATGCACAACCACAAGGTTCACATCAGCTACCTCTCCGGCGAGCAGGGTGAGGCCTACGAGGGCGACGACTGGGAGTCCATGGCGTCCAGCGTGTGGCGCCGGATCTTCGACACCGCTGCCGAGCTGGGGTGCCGGGAGGTTCACATCGAGAAGAACCTCAAGGCCTGCATCTCTGCCTGCCGGCGGTACGTCACCAAGCAGAAGGCCATGGGTCTGCTCAAGGGCATCGTCGTCGTGGAGTTCCACGCGGTCGGGAACAAGAAGCGTCGCATCCCTGAGGGCTTGGAGCCGATGATCAACAACGGCATGGTCAGCGCCCACCCCTCAGTCCTCGAAGACAAGGTCAACCGAAGGCAGATGGTGAAGCTCAGATGGGACAAACTGCCGAAGCCCAACGACCGCATCGACGTTCTCGCGCACGCCTTCGCTATCCTTGTGGAGGAGCCGGCGCTCTTCGCTCTCGGCGGCAGTGGACGGTCGTACCCCGACGCTGGCGACCGGGACCAGAGCAGTGGCTTCGGGCGGATCTCAGCGATTGGAACAAACGGCTTCCAGCGAGTCGCTGGATAAAGGAGCATACGATGCCGAAGGACAAAGTGATTCGACCTGTCAAGGCAGGTCGGATGCAGAAGACACGAACCAAGACGACGATCCTGAGTCAGCGAACGCGCACGTCTCAGAAGTCCCCCGGCACGACGCCATCCACGGCGAAGTTCGGGCGCAACCCCTGAAGGAGTACCCCATGAGTTCTGATCGACCACAGATGGCGAAGGTGTCTGCGCGCGGAACGCACACGCTGGTGAAGAAGGTCAGGTCGAAGACCTTCCACACCATTCCCAACCCGCACGTCTCGGCAGCGTCCAAGTCGTACACGAACAAGCCCGGTCCCAAGTCCCTGAGTCACGCCCAGCCGTCCGGTTAGATGGCGAGCCCGACCACTGACCAGATCAAGCGGCTGATCCGCAACGAGATCGCGCGGGCGGTGCGCATCATCCCGTCCGACTCGATCTTCGTGAAGGGCGGCGACCACCCGATGCAGCCATCGGTGATCACTGCGCCTGCAGGCGGCTTCGTGCAGGGTCCGGCCTCGTCCACCTTGTCTGCGATCGCCCTCTGGGACAACACGACTGGCGACCTGCTCAAAGACTCCAAACTGATCGTCCTCGACGGCGGTGGCATCATTGTGCTGTCCACGCCTGATGGCACACCGGCAGATGAACTCAGCCTTGAGCCGGGCGAATCGTCGTCTGGTGACGGCGCTGACCTCGACCTGCGTGGTGGTGATTCCGACCTTGGTGCTGCTGGGGATG